TAAGAACGAAGTCTGGGACTAACTTAACACAGGCTCAAAAGAATAGTATCGCAGTTGATTTAAAGAAATATAACATTGCATCTATTCGTCCAACATTCGTAAACCCATTAATCACAAAGATTAAATTAAAGGTTGACTTTAAATTTGATAGTAAGACTACTACAAAGACTGTGGGTGATTTAGAAACTCTTATTAGAAGTACACTCGCAACTTATAATTCTGGCGACTTGTTAAACTTTGATGTTGTGTTTAGACACTCCAAAATTTCTGGATTGATTGATGCCACTGATACTTCAATACTTTCTAACACTACAAGACTGACACTTAATCAGATTATAACTCCAACATTGAATGCATCAACTCAGTATATTATTGACTTTAACAATGCATTGTACAATCCACACTCTGGACATAATGCTACCTTGGGTGGTATTACTAGTTCTACTGGATTTACTATTGCTGGAAACACTAACACACTTTATATTGATGACGATGGTAATGGTATTATCAGAACTTACTATCTAGTTGGTGGACAGACTAGAACTTATGTTGACGCATCAGCTGGAACGATTAATTATGCTTCTGGAAAAATAGTACTTACAGATTTAAATATTACTTCTGCAACTAATACTGATGGAACGATATCAGTTGATATTCTTCCTGCATCTAACGATGTTGTTTCTGTTAGGAACCAATTGTTAGAAATTGATTTAACAAATACAACTGTTAGTGGTACTGTAGATACTGTTGCGGCAGGTGGTTCTTCTGCTGGTACAGGTTACACTACTACACAAAACACATACTAGCAAGGTTTTTAGATGACTAGTTCGACTTTAAAAAATAAAGTATCACCACATATACAAGATCAGTTGCCTGGCTTTATCAAGTCAGACCATCCCCTGTTCGCTTCGTTCTTAAAACATTACTATGAGTTTTTAGAATCGGGTGAACTTGTTGTATCTGGGTCTAATGATTATGTAATAGAAGAGACTATCACAGAGAATTTTATTCTTAGTGAGGATGGTGTAAAGGTTGTTCTTGAATCGTCTATAGGAAAGTTTACTGCTGGTGAAATTATCACTGGTTCCAAATCTAAAGCAACTGCAACAATACTTGTTGATGACTTCGATGCGAATAATAGATTATTCATAACCTCTCAACAGAGATTTGAAACTGGTGAAATAATTACAGGTGCTACCTCTGGTGCAACCACTACTGCTGTTTCATATCGCGCAAACCCTGTTCAAAATATTCAACAACTATTAGAATATGCAGATGTTGATAATACAGTTTATAGTTTTCTTGATAAGTTTAGAGATTCCCTTATGGAGTCCATCCCCAATACCTTAGCAGAAGGTACTGAGAAAAGAAAACTTATCAAGAGTATTAAAGACTTGTACGCAGCAAAGGGTACTGCTGATGCACACAAGTTATTCTTTAGAATTCTTTTCAACGAAGAACCAGAGATAATTTATCCTAGAGATAATATACTACGAGCTTCTGATGGCGAATGGTCAACAGACAAAGTAATTCGAATTTCTGAAACTGGAAACTCTGACTTCTCAAATGCTGTTGGTGAATTTGTAACTGGTTCAACTTCTGGTGCAAAGGCAATTCTCATAACTGTTATTAAGTTTAGAGAAGGTGCGACTGACATTGCAGAACTTAGTCTTGACGAAAACTCTATCGTTGGAACCTTCATCACTGGTGAGGTTATTCTTTCAACTGACACTAATCAAGATTTAGAAATTGGTGGTGTAGTAAAGGGTATTGTTACAGGACTAACTCTTACTGACACAGGTTCATATTATAATATTAATGATACAATTACTATTGGTTCTGGTGGTAATAATGCTGCAACTGGTAGAATAGAATCTGTTCAGCCTGGCGATGTAGATGATATTTTAATTGAGAGTGGTGGTACTGGATACGCAATAGGGGATAACCTTGTATTCAATCTCTCAGATACATCTGGAGATGGACTTGTTGCAAAGGTTGCTGTAGTTGGTGGTGGTATTAGTTTAGAAACAGACACCTCTCCAGATCAAATTGTTACTGAAGATAATCAAAATATTTTATTAATTCGTAATGACAATTTCGAAATAGAAGATGGTACACTTGGTAATTCTTATGTATTACTCGCAGACGGCGATAACATTGTATTAGAAGATAGTGGATTATTATTAACTGAAAAGTCTGCTTTAGAATATGCACTAGAAGAAGGTACTACACAAGACTTCACTGGTGATGTTATCATGGAAGATGGTAATCAGCTTCTTAGAGAAGAAGCAGATATTTTCTTCAGTACACTAGAACAAACTGTGGGTGAATTAGACCATCTTGTAATGGAAGATGGAGTCCAGATTGTTCTGGAACCTCAGACTTTTGTAGACTTGGGTGTTTCTTCTGAAGTGGGTGAGATTACAAAGTTAAAGATAATTAATTCTGGTGATGGTTTCTTAAAGACACCAACTGTCACTGTCTCTTCTAGTGGTGGTTCGGGTGCAGAACTATATGCCCTCTCCACTCAATCTCCAAGGATTGGTTCGATAGGTGATGTTTCAATAACAAACTTCGGTTTGGATTATATCGCCCAACCTACTGTATCCTTTAATAGAAACTTTACCATCAAGGACTACTCTGGTACATTCGTTACTGGTGACACTTTAACAAGTCATGTTGGTACAGTAATAAACTTTGACAGTACTAGGAATTTATTAAAAGTAAGAACTGATGTTACACTAGATGATGGTGATGTTATCACTACAATCACTGGTGCTACTGCTACAATCGTACAAGCTGACTTTGCAATTGGTACTGTGAACATTGGTACTATCGGTGCTACTATTGGAGACTTCGTAACTGATCGTGGTAAACTTTCAACTGAAAGCATGAAGGTTCAAGATAGTTATTACTATCAAGATTATTCATATGTTGTTCGTGTTGGTGAGTCCATTAACTTGTGGAGAGATTCCATTAGACGTTCTGTTCACCCTGCTGGTTGGAACGTATTCGGTGAAGTATCTTTTGCAACTCAAGTGGGTGCAACGATTAAAGTTCCTGCTGCTGGTACAGTCAGTGGATTTGCTGGTGCAGAAAGATTCTCTCCAGAACTTGCATCTACATTCACTAACTTATTCACTACAATATTTGGTAGACGTTTGGGTACTGCTACAGGCACGACTCAAAGAGTTAGTGCCTTGGTGGGTGTTGCTTCCCCAAGTGATTTAACTAATAACACAAGAGATGTTACGTTAACAAGTGACATCAGTGTGAAAATGAATATTGGAAGGGGCGCACATCTTACAGGCCCAACACTAGAGAATGTTGCACACTATGCATTCTCTGTACATCCAACTAGTTCTTCTGTTGTTATACCGAATCATCGTGATCCAAGTGGACGGGTTGCAACCACAGGTAACAACCAATCACGCGATCAATACACACTTGCACAAATTGGATATGTGGGTATTCGTGAAATATGTCTTGCAGATGGAACTATTCCAGCAAGCGCATTTACAAAAAGAATTAACTTCATGCCTCCGTCTGAGATATATGTCTCTAGGGCAGGACTGACTAATGCCTTTGATAATACATTCGTATCATTCGATGATGGGATTCAAAGGTTCGATGAGGATGGAAACACTAGAGATACTGAAGGTAACTATGTAACTTCCTTCGATCAGACTACTTTCGGTTTCGATGAAACGGCAACTAAATTTGACATTGGGTTTGATTAGTCGTATAAATAACTATAAGAATAGAATAGGGGAATTTTAAAAATGGCATATCAAGCATTAGGATTAGGCTCAGTTGCAAATGACGGCACTGGTGATTCTTTACGCACTGGTGGCGACAAGGTTAATGATAACTTCGTAGAAATCTACACCAAGTTTGGTGATGGTTCTACCTTAGCATCTAACGTAAACATTACAGGTAATGCTGCGACTGCAACCACTCTTGCATCTTCAAGAAATATTGCTGGGGTAGCATTCAATGGTAGCGCTGCAATTGCTATCGCAAGTACAAACCTGAGTGACACTGCATCCATCTGTCTTGCTGCTAATACACTAACACTCACAAACAAAACTTTGACTTCACCTATCGTTGGTGGAGATGTGACAACTGCATCAGGCAATCTTTTGATTAACTCGGCAACACAGATTGTAGAAGTTAAGGGTGATGGTTCATCCGTTGAGGGTATGATTAAACTTAACTGTCATGCGAACTCACATGGACAAACAATTAAACCACAACCACATAGTGCAAGTGTAACTAATACAAGTTTACTTCCTGCTGGTGTAAGTTCTACATTGGTAAGTAAAGTATCTGCTGATATCCTTACTAACAAAACTCTTGCAGACTTGAAGACAAGTGTACAGACACTTTCTGGTGCTGGTGCAATTGATGTAGTAACTGGTGTAACAGAAGTTACAACAACTGCTGCTGATGCATTGACACTTGCTAACGGAACTGTAGGACAAATTAAAATCATTGTGATGAAAGCTGATGGTGGTGATGGTACTATTACTCCAGTTACATTTGCTGGTGGTTCAACTATTACTATGAACGATATTGGTGACAGTGTTATGCTTACTTACGCAACCACAATCGGTTGGGTACTTATTGCAAACAATGGTTGCACCATTGCTTAATAGGGGAAAATAAAAATGGCAATTGATACAATTAAATCCACAGCGGTACTTGACGGTGCAATTGCTACTGCTGATATCGCTGATGATGCAGTAACGGCAGACAAACTTGCTAACTCAATCAATACATCTATTGCAGTTGGGGCAGCTGCACTGCCAAAGTCAGGCGGTACTATGACGGGCACTATTGCTGATTTTCGTTCAACAGGTATTGATGATAATTCTAATGCTCTTGCTATGACTATTGATGCGAATGAGAACG